GCGGTAGGCGGTCCCGAGATCGGAGATGAACGGCGTTCCATTCGGTACGGTAACCGCCGTACCGCTGCCGGTCCGGGTGAACGTCATTGCCGTATTCGTCGCCGACAAGGTGCCCGGCACCCCGTGAAGTGTTCCACTGAACGGTTTCAGAGCAAGCGCGGTCGTCATGTTCGAAGCGGTGACGGTGACCGCCCCCGACGCAGGAATCTGCCCGCCGGTCACGGTCAGCAGGGCCGGGACCGCACCGGAGCGCGCCGCGGTGTGCTGGATCCGTTCTGCGCTCTTGCCTTGCCCGTCAAAGCTGACCGCGACAACGGAGAATTCCGCCCCGAGCGCCGAAGCAATGAACTGAGAGGACGAGGACCCCCAGATGGTGGAAGAACGCATGTCGGTATTCACCGGCACCAGCACCCCATCGACCAGCATCCGGTCGGTAGGCAGGCCCGCCCCGTCGCTCACCTCAAGGTAGGCCTTCATTCGAGCGGCCAGCCGGCGCACCACGAACTCGTCAAACTGGCCGGTCCAGTCCAACGCCAGATCAGTGGCGCGGTTTCGCCGGTCATGAGCCACCAGCATGAAGGCATCGTTAGTCACGAAGTATGGGAGCCTGGCATCGTCTGAGGAGACCTTCTTGTCCGTGTCCTCCTGCAACTTGACCAGTTCCTGATCGGTGACCTTCGCCTGCATTTCAAGGTCGTACCGGATGCTTTCCGGGCTGGACTTGTTCGCGATAAGAGCGACGTCTTTAGGGTATGGGATACCCCGCGACGTGAATTCGTGCGTGTCGTTGAAACTCAATCCGTCCCCCTTCGAGGAGTATCGTCGAAATCTTTGTACGTGCTCACTACGTTCCAGGCGGCGGCGAACGAGTTGTAATCAGCGGTCGGGCCCCACGCGGCGGCGAAGTCCGCGTAGGTGGTGAACGTCGAAGTTGCCTTGATGACGCGCACCGCTACTTCCTGGTCAAACGATCCCCCAGCGCTGGTGTTCAGGCCGACGATTAGGCATTTCAGCTCCACACCCATCAGCGTGTGTGATTGGACGGTGATCACGTCGCCTAACTGTCGGCGCGGGTCGAAGCCCAGCCGCATGCCGGTGATGACCGGTTGTGGCGTGACGACCTGGGTGCTGATGAAGTCGGTCACCGCGTCCACGACCCGGGTCTCGTTGTTATCCAGGTGGCCGGTGCCCCAATGCTTGCAGTCGTGTTCAAGGATCGGCCCGATGTTCCCAACAATGGTCGGGGTGCGGGTCTTGTTCGTCCGCACCGCCTTGCCCTTGCCTCGCAGCACCGGTAGCTGTTTGTCCCACTGGTACGGCCACAGCTCAGTACGGCCGGTGAACGTGGAGGACCAAGTGCGAAGCTCCACCTGGTTGCCGGCGGCCAGCGTGCCGGCGGTGTGCTTGAGCTTCCACGCGCCATCGGAGATCTTCAGCAAGGCCACGTCCAGTTTCTTCGCGGAAGGCAGGGTCGCCCATTCCTCGGTGGTCCCGTCCGTGTAGATGCCTCCAGCGATACTGCCAATGCCCCGGTTCGCGTCGGCCAGCGAGTTCACCCCAGGGACGGTCAGCTGTTCGTCAACTTCAAGCCACGCTTCCCCATCAGGTTCCTCGATCAAGGACACGTGTTCCCCGGCCGAGGACATGACCACCGATTCGGAGGAAGACCAGAGCTCCACCGAATAGGTGGTGGAGCGGTTGATCGTCCAGGTGTCGTAGCTGGTGATGATTTCCGAGCGAGCCCCGAGCAGGTCCTTGCGCCACGACAGGGACCTAATGTCATCCAGCGTCGTGACAGTTTGCACCGAGGCCTGCCCGCGGAGCGCGTCAGACTGGATCGCCTTGGCTACACCGGTTTCGTCGATCCAGAACGGCCACAAAAGGCACTGTCCCACTTCGCTAAGCAGGTCCGCGGCGGACTGGTCCGCCGTGGCGGGGCCAGCCATGAGCGTGTCGTGCATGGTTCCGGTGGTGATCTTCGCAGTCGGGGTGAAGTTGAGCGAGGCGAAGTCGTGCCAAGGCTGGGTCGGGTGGGAAACTTGCACGCCGTTGACCCGGCTTCCCGGGTCGGCGACAAGACGTACCTCAGACATAAGCGTGCTGTTCGTCCAGGCGCCGGCGCCGGTGGCAGTCTGCCCCGCGCTCGTGCGGAGAGTCACTGAACCGTTGACGAATAGGGCTTGGGCGATCACCCCGCCGGTCCACGGCACCGAGCACAAGGTGCCGACCCCGCCGATCAAGAACAACACGTGGGTTGCGGTGGCCCGCAGGATTACGTTGGACCCGCCATAGATGACCTGCACCGACGCGGTCCCGGAATGCTCCGGGGCGATGTTCAAGGTCAGCTGCACCGGCTTGTCACCGGCGCGGGGGCTGGCTGGCCGGTAGGCGGCGTTCGCGTCGGCTACGTGGATCCCGTCAGGCCACAGCGGCGACAGGGCCGCGTCAGTGCCGCGGGCGCAGCGAATCAGTTCGCCCACCAGCGGCCACAGCGAACCAACGGCCGGGAGGTCAACCACACACCCGACCTCTGCCGGGGCGACGACGTTGAACCCGGCCCGGCGCATCGCCGTCGTGACGTAGAAGCGCGGGGACAGACGGAACCGGCGGAACGCAGTCTGCCCCTCGACCGGCGGCATGACATCCACCAAAGCTGGCAGGCGCACCTTGCGGGAGAAATCATCGATCCGGTCAACAATCTTCGACTGGAACCCGCCACCGATATCCCCGGTGGACGAGTCGATGACACCGACGAACTGCGACCACTCACTGGTCCCGTCGCCGGCGAAGATCTGCACCTTGTCGCCCTCAGCCGGGATCCACCCGGTGGACGGGTTCCACGGGTTGCGGCCACCATCAGAGACATCCTCATCCGAAGCCCACACGATGCTGCCCGAAGCCTGCGCGACACCGCCGGCTGCGACAACCTGCTCGGGAAGGTCCCCTACCAGGTCGCGGTCAACCGACCACGAAAGGTGCGGACGGACAACTCCGTTGACCAGGACACGGCTGGTGTATGCCATGACATCCGAACCAACCAAAACGCCACCTTGCACTATCCAACCTCCGTCACAGTAAAACTCAGATCGCCGTAGATCCGGGCCGGCACCGCCATGGTGAGCGACCGCGCCGCGGCGTGGACTACGGCTTTCTGGCATCCCTGCCCGTCCGCGTAGTCCAGCACGCCCTCTGACCATGTGATCGCTGGGCGGGTTGCGTGCTCCACCTCGAAGGCGACCAGCCGGCACCGTACCGCACCGGCGACCGGGAGCCCGGTCACGGATACCCGTGACCAGGTACTGGTTGCTGTTGCCGAGGAGGTTGTGCTTCCCAGGGGCACGGTCGAGTCCGGGCCGTACCAGTACAGGCGGACGCGGCCACCGGCGCGCTTCACCCATGCCGACCCGGTCACGGCCACTCCCTGACGGACAGGGGTGAAGTCCGTGCCCAGCAGGATCTCTTGCCCGTTACCAAATTCGGTAGGAGCCAGTGAGCGCACCGACCGGGCAGCCCACCCATCCGCGCCCAGATCCACTGGGCCACCAGCAAGCAGGTTCGTCACCAGCGGTCCGTACTGCCCGCTGGTCGCCGCCGGGCTGAGAAGGTTCGTGATCGGCGCATCCGCCGACACAAACGTGAACGGCCCTGCACCCCAGTCCCCATTCACGAATCCCATCAGCGCGGCGACCTCACCCGGTGTGGTCGCCGCCGAGGTCTGCAGGGACCATTTCCGGCGGCCAACGGGGCGGGCCTGGCCTTTCAGTTTCCCTTCCAACGTGGGTTCGAAGGTGTATCGATCCTCATGATCGACGCTCTGCGATGACGGGCATTTGATGCCGACCATCCGGCCCGGTGTACCGAGGTAAATCAAGGCGAACTCCTTTTGGAAACAGAAACGGCCCAACCTCGAAAAGGATGGGCCGTTTCTGTGTTTAGCGGCGGTTGCCTACGTTTTGCGCTACTTGAGACATCACGCCGTAGAACTTCCTGCCGTCGATATTGACCATCGGCTGCCAACCCGCCATGCCGTCACGCACAGCCTGGGCGATAGCCTCAGGTGAGACACTGGCCGGCGCGGCCTGAGCCTGCGCGTACTGGGAGACCTCGTACGACGGTGGAACCGCCAGTGCGAGGTTCGGCTGGTACGCTGCGGCCACGTCATGGCCGAGGCCTGCGTATGCGTCGATAACTGCCTGCCGGCGGTCATCATGGCCCACGAGGATCCCGTCCAACGCGTCCCGTCCGCTGACCGCGAGGGTACGCGATGGGGAATGCATGTCCAAGGAGCGGCGGAAGGCTTTCTCCGCGCTCTTGCCGAGCTTGTAGAAAGCGTCCTCCACGCCCTTTTGCTTGGACTCCAGCCCGGCCACCAAGCCTTCGGCCGCGTCGATACCGCCCCGGTACATGGACTTGGTGACTTCGTCGCCAGCCTGCCCGGACCAGTAGTCCATCGACTTGTACGCGTCGTTGAGCTGCTGGCGCTCCTTGCCAGTAGCGGACAGCAGAGCGTTGCCAACCTGTGTTCCTTCCACGGTGCCCAGGTCGGCGATCTCCCGGATGATGGCTTCGCTGTAGCCCTTCTTCCTGAGGCGTTCCAGCATCTTGCCGAACCGCTTGAACTGGGCGGCCTTGCCCTGCGCCGACTTCACAAACGAGCCCGCGGACAGCGGGCCCTTTTGCTCACCGGACAGCAGGTTGGACAGCACCCCGCCCAGCGAGTATTCCCCGCGTAGGCCGGACGCTACCGACTTGCTGGCTTCGAGCAGTCGGTCACGAGCCGCGGTCGCCTTGTCCAACTGGGTTTCCAGCTTCTTCGACTGCTTTTCCAGCTTCAGCAGCTGCGATTCCATGCCGTACGCGGTAGACCGCAACGCAGACCGCTTGCCCTTGGACAGGTCCTTGTTCTTGGACTGCTCAAACAGGCGGTCGACCACAGACATGCCGGAACCACTGGTGAACGAGTCGGTAATGTCGCCGCGCTTCAGATCCCTACGCAGATCGAACCGGGCCTCACTCAACCGGCCCTGTCGTTCCCGCTCAGCCTTGCGCGCTTCCTCCGCTTTCTTCTTGGCTTCCTTGGCCACTTTTTCCGAAGCTTTCGTTGAAGCCTTGACGGCTTTCAATTCTTTCTTCGCAGCGTCCAGTTCGTCTTTGAGATCTAGCTTGCGAGCCCGGCTCTTCTTATCCCCGGACATGCGGGAATATTGTCTCTGGAGACGGTCGACCTTCCGCTCTGCCTCGCCGACCCGGCCGCCGGACTTGAGCCCGACGAGCTGCTTCATCATGTCGACGCGGGGATCGTCCCGGTTGATCATGCCGAGCAGCTCGTCATGCTTGTCCGAGCTCCTGCGGTTGATGACCCATTCCAGATCATCCACCCACGAGAGCGGCGTGCCATCCGACGCGATGCCAAGGATCTTGTCAGTACCCAGTCCGGTCCGAGGCAGACGGCCGCCGTCCGCATGCTGTGGCAAGCGACCGCCGGCCTTCTTCTTCCCAAACTGCCCCGTGATCGTACCGTTGTCGATCGAGGTGATTTCCTTGGTGATCGACTGCTTGATCGAGATCGACGAGGCACGGGGACGAGCGACCCAATTGAGCTGACGCTCCACAGTGTCGATACCGGAGGCGCCAACGGTGACGGTCGCGTTTTTGCCCTTGATGCCGTTGATGTCCGCTTGGGTGCCGACTACGGTGCCGTCGTCGGTGACCCAGACCTTGCGGGTGACGCCGTCGATGCTAACGATGGCTTCCTGGACCACCTGTGTGGTGCCGTCCTCGGTCACGAACACGTACTCGGTCTTGCCGGTCACGCCGTTGATCTTGGACTGGACCTCACCTGTGGTGCCGTCCTCGGTGACCGCCACGGTCACCTCTGTGTAGCCGGGGATCTCCGCAATGGACTTGGTGGTTTCCTCCGCGGTGGTCTTGGCGACCTCCGACATCCACGACTCGATGGACACACCGTCGGGCACGCCCAGCACCTCGCGCGCCAGATCCTGCGCCGCGGACTTGGAGAGCCCGAAGGCTTCGCCGGACTTCACCAGGTCCTTGTACGTGGTGCTGAGCTTCTCCTGCAGCTGGTCCTGCCCCAGGCCTTCCTCGGACATTGCACGGACCTCGTCCATGCCGCCCTTGGCCAGCGCTTGGAACTCCTGATTCGCCAGCCGACCGGCCTCGGTGCTCAGGTCGAAATCATCCTTGGCCTTGTTGAGCGCCTTGCCCAGCTTGCCCTCGGCGATTTCCTCCGCGGCCTCCTGAACCGAATCCAGCTGCTCCTCATACGCTGCGGCCGCATCACGCGAATTCATCGTGATCATGCCGGTCTGGAACAACAGATCCAGGAAGTCCGCCATCGAGTCGACGGCGCCCGACGCGGATACGCCCACCTCGGCGAGCGCATCGGCGGTCTCCTTCGCTGCCTGCGCTGCCTGCACAGCTTCGGGCGCCGTGCCGGAGAGAGCCCAGTTCAGCAGTTCTTGTTCGCCTACGACGACCCCTGCAGCGCTTGCTACATCGCGTAGCGAATTGAGGTATTCAGGAGCTTGGCCCTTGATTTCCTGAATTGAAGCTCCGGACTGCAGAGCTGAATCGTGCATCATCGTGAAACCGGCAGCGGCCTGTTCATATGCGCCCGACTGAGCCAGCGTCTTGAGCGCTGAATCCAGTTCGCCGATGTTCTGGCGTACTACCTCAGACCCGGATTCGACGCCGGGTCCAAAGATCGTTCCGAGGAAGTCGTTGAAGTTGTCGAATCCGCTGGGGTTATACAGCCGGTCCATCGCTGATGCCAGATCGTTGACGGCCGTTGGGGCCCCGCCAATGCCGGATCCGCCTCCCGTAACGACGGTGTTTTTGAATACCGCGTCGAGGGCTGCCGCCGAGCTCTCACCCTTGTCCGTGATTTCGGACAGCGCGTTTATGATCTCGGATGCTTTGACAGGCTTGTCCAGATTCGAGCGGATTTCACTGGTGATTGTCGCGGCAGTCGAAAGAGCTGCGAAAGCGGCCCCGAGAATTCCGACTGCTTTTGTCACCTTGCCGAGTTTGCCTGGCATTCGGGAGCCTTCGGCACCAAGGTCCTTGAAAGCTGACCATGTGTCTACTACTGCGGGTGCCAACTTCGTAAACCCGCCGACGGCGAGCGCTGTAGCTCCAGCCACACCAGCAATCGATGTCACCGTTGAGAGTACTGGGCCTGGGATGCGGCCGATGGCATCGACGACCGACTCAGCGCCCTGCACAAGTTCGCGGAGCGCGTCGTTTGCGCCGCTTCCGGATTTGATGAAGACGGTGTCGAAGGCGCCGCCGAGTTTTTCAACGTCACCTGCGAGGTTGTCTTGCATGATGGCAGCCGTTTCGGCGGCATACCCTGCGTCGTTGACCTTGTCAGTCCACTCCTGGATGCCTTCGGCTCCCTGCTGGTAGAGCACGTTGGCAGCACGCACTGCGTCAGACCCGAAGATCGTGGCCATGGCGGCGTCGCGTTCGGCGGCGCTCTTGGTCGAGAGGCTGCTTGCAAGCTGACCGGCGAGCGCATCCATTCCTGCGAATTCGCCGTTGGCGTCGTACATGTTGATGCCGAGCTCATCCATGAGCTTTGCGGATTCTTTAGAAGGTGCCTGGAGCTTTTGCAGCATGGTCTTGAAACTGGTGCCGGCATCAGATCCGGTTAGACCAGCAGAGGCGAAAGCCGCAAGGGTGCCGGTGGTCTCCTCGACGCTAAGCCCAGTTCCGGAGGCTACTAGGCCAGCTTGGTTTAGAGCTTCCCCGAGGTCGTGCACTGATCCCTGAGCCTTACCGGCACCTGCTGCGAGCAAGTCGGCTAGGTGCGGAATCTGGTCGCCTGACAATTTGAACTGGGTCATGGCGCTTGCCGCGATCTCCGCAGCTTCGCCTACCCCAAGATTACCTGCAGCCGCCAGGGACAGTGCGCCGTTGAGACCGCCGCCAAGGATGCTCTCTGTCGACACGCCGGCTTTCGCCAGTTCCTCGATGGCGCCGGCCGCTTCCTCTGCAGAGAATGCAGTGTCTGCTCCTGCGGAAATTGCTGCTTCGCGCAGTTGCAGCATGTTGCCACTGGTCTCATGCGTTGCAGCCTGAACCGCGGACATGGACTTGTCGAAGTCTGCATACTTCTTGACAGCCATACCGACTCCAGCGACGATGCCAGTTCCGGCACCCATCATTACGTTGGAGACGGTTTCCCATGCCGCGGCGCTTTTCGCTGCAGCAGTCTCCGATTCGAACCCGGCCAGGTATGCCGCATCAGAGAACGCTTCGAGGTTATGAGCAGCTGCTTGTGTGGAGGACAGAACTTTGCCGTTTGCATCAGTCAGCTGGCCCTGCGCGTTGTAGAGAAGGCCCGCGGACTTGGCGGCGCGCTGATCGGCCGCGGCGACCTTCTCAATGTCGGCCATACGCCGCTTAGCCGAGTCACCGGCCTCGTCCGCGGACTTGGCCAGCTTCTCGGTTTCCTTCGCGGCATCGGTCATGCCCTGCTTGTACTTCGAGATCTCGGCTTCGAATACGACCTTGACACGACGATCTGCCACCGGTCACTCCTTCACAAAGTTAAAGCCCCGATAGGATCAGAGCCATGAGTAATGAATTGACGCGGCGCCGCCGCAAACCAGGTTCGTTTGTAGTCGGCGCTGGAATCGCTGTGGCTGTCCTAGGCCTGTTGCTTGATTGGTTTTTGAAGTGGTCCGGCGGTCAGGGATCTATCGCCTGGATATTTCTGATCGCCGGAGCCGTCATCGTGATCATTGGCTACCTACGACGGATTGCTGTTGGGATTGAAAACAAGCCCGCTTCCCGTGAGTAGGTCATCATCGATGGGGCGGGAGTAGAGCATCTCGCCCGGTTCCGGTGTGTAGCCGGACTGGGACTGGCGCTCCTGTATGGCGGCCTGCGCCGTGCAGATCGTCGTTTCGGCTTCCCAGATGCCCTTGTTTTTCTCGTTGCGGCAGACGAGCACCGAGCGGCCGCAGGAGGCGCACTTGGTGTCTTCGTACAGCTGGAACGCGAACACGAGCAGGTGGTCACGCGAACCCCAGGTGCGCCCGCCCAGGAATGCCGACGGCGGCCGCTGGAAGTTCGCGGCCGCCTTCAATGCGGAGACTATGCGTCGGTTTCCTGGGTTGTGGAGGGCTTCGGCAAAAAATCTGCGTCCGGCTCATTGATCGACTGGGAAGCCAGCTGGTAGTCATCGACGATGCGCTTGAACTGGGCCTCGCCAACGATGCGGTGCATCTGCTGCAGCTGCTCCACGGTGAACTCCGGCTCCTGGATCGCGTCGGCCAGCAGCCAATAGGTCAAGGTGCTGCCCGACCGGCCGCGGGCCTTGAGCGCCTCGGCCGACTCGTCAGATTCCGGGTACTTCTCCTTGAGGTGCTGGTCCAGCGCTTCGGAGATGTCGAGTTGCTCGTCCTTGGTGTGGCCGGAGGTCTTGACCAGCAGGCCCGAGTCGTGGAACTGCTGGGCGATCTCGGCGTACTGGGCGCGCAGGGTCTCCGCTGACACGTCGGAGATGGAGCGTTCTTCCGCCGGGACCATCTCGGCGATCTCGATCTTCTCCTGCAGGCGGTCCAGCTCGGCGATCAGGTCGCCTCGCTGGTGCACGGTGCTGGACCGGGTGGGCTTGTGGGCGCCGGCGATCCAGTCGGCGAAGTTGAACTCGGTCGGCTCGATGGCCGCGTTCTGGGTGGTCTGCTCGGACATGGTTAGGCTCCCTGCTTCTCGTCGATGACTGGAATGAAGATTTCGTGCGTGACGCACCCGCTGCCGTCTTCGTGCAGCATGCGGCCACCCTCCGGTGTGCGTTCAAACACGGTGGCGTAGATGCCACCGCGGCGGAAGGACAGCTCTTGGGTGTCCTCCGGCTTGATGCCGACGGCGGTGAAAAGGCTGGTGAACTGCTCCCGGGTCAGCGACTCCGGAACGCCTGGAATGGTCTTGCTCATGGTTAGGCTCCTTGAGATGGTGGAAGGCTCTGGAATGCTGGGATGCCGTGTGGGCGGGGAGCCTAAGACCCGCCCACACGGTGGTTTGCTAGGCGCCGGCGGCGACCTTGATGTTCTCGTGCATGCGCTGGGCTTCCAACGGGACACGACGCTTGATGAAGCCGGAGCCCTCGGTGCGCTGAGGCGAGTCGGTGACGACCTCACCACCCAGGTAGATCTCGTCTTCCGCTTCCACCTCGTCGGCCGAGGCCTTGCCGGTCTCCCGCACGTAGATCCAGACAGTCGCGCCCTTAGCCTTGAGCGCTTCCCACAGCTTCTCGCTGGTCAGATCCGGCGCTCCGGTGGTCGGGTCGAACTTACGCCACAGGGTCAAGCCTGTGTTGTAGTTCGAAGCACCAATCGCGTTGGCGTTGCCGTCGGCGTCCAGAGGCTTCTCAGCGATCTTGTCCGAGTCCGAAGTGGACCAGTTGAAGTCCGAAGTCAGGATGTCCGGCGAGGCGTAAATGCCGGCGTCCAGCTCGGTCTTGGTCGGCTTGGCCGGGTCGGCTGGCTTGGTCGTCAGCACCATGACGCGCGGCTTGCCCTCGGCAAGTACTCGTGCACCCATTTACTTGGCCTCCTTCTTTGCTGGCTCGGCCTTGGCGGCCGGAGCGTTGAGTACGAAGTCGTTGAACGGCGGGTCCTTACGGTCCAGCCACGCCTCCGGAATGATTTGCTTCTTGCCAGTGGTCTTCGAGTAGGCCTCGACGAATCCCGACATGGAGCACCTCCCTGTTTTGGGTATGAAAAAAGACCCCACATGGTGTGAGGTCTTGGTGGATTGATACTGCTTACAGCCGGTCCGCAATGAAGCGGAACTGATCGACTGCGAACACCGGCCGACGCTTGTTGGTCAGCGGCGCGTCCTTGTCCGCTCTGGCATCCTGCAGGGCGGACTGCTTGAGCCGCGCCGGGGCTAATCCGGGGACGGCCACTGTCTTCCGGTCCCAGGCATCCCGGCAACGATGCATCACCGAGTCCATGGATTCCGGGGTGAGCCCCACATAGGTCGCGTTCACCTCGACCAGCAGGGATGAATATTCGTCATCCAGCGAGCCGGACTGCTCGTCTCCGGACAGCCGGTCGCCCGGCCGTCCCCACAAGAACACGTAGGGGAAGTCCGCGGGGACGGGCGGTACCGAGATCTCGGGCTCCAGCAGGTAGACCCGAATACCTGGCGGCGCCATGGCCTGCATGGCCTTGCCCAGCGCGATCACAGCAAGCCTTCCGTGGCCATTTCCATGAAGCCAAAGAACACCGGAGCTTCAAGCCGCATCGGCACCACAGGATCAGGAACCGTCCCCCCACCCATGGACGTACCGAAATACGCGATGTTCTCCAACGCGCCAGCCGCGGCGCGGGCCACGTTCGGCCCGACCTCAACTTGGATGACCGTGTCTCCACCGAAGCCCAGCTTCTTCACGTCGTAGTCCACCGACCGCGCGGCCGGCCTGAACGACGACGATCTTTGCAGATCCTTGGTCATCCGCTGCTTCATCGCCAAACCCGTCTTTGGCATGATCTTGGCGATCTTCGAGACCAACTTGTCCGGCACCTTGCCCATGTCCCGAGCCAGTGCATGGATCTCCTGCCCGCTCATGAGAGCGTCACCTCCACATTCCATCGGTCGGCTGTTCGAAGGCTCTTCAAGTCCGGTTCGGTCAGCCGGAACAACTGCCCGACCAAGCCCACGTCCTCCGGGATCTTCGAGCCGACGATCTCCAAGAGCATGTCAGAGCGATACTGCTTGGCGGCGCTGGCCCCGCGCCGGAAGTGCACCTGGAACTTACCGCTGAGGTAAGAGTGCCCACCGGCCTCCGGCTCCGTGCCTTGCGCATTGAAGCCCTGAACCTTGCACCACCCGGTATCGACCTCACGGAACCGATCCACGACAACCGCCGTGTCCGGATCCATCTCCTGGCCGATAACCTCCCGGAGCACGAAATGATGGACGTGCAGCTCCCCCGCACGGCGAGCGCCTCGGCGTGTGGCAGCGATGGCACGGCGTTGCATACTCAAAGGCTGCCCACCACCTTGGCGCCGTAGTTGCCGAACCTCTTTGCGAGGCGGTCTCGGGCGCGTTGCGGGAGGGTCATTTCGGTGATGGCATCGACAGTGTCTCCGGTGGAGTAGGACTCCTTGTAGTCGTCGATGGCCACCGAGGACAGGCGGCCGTTGTTGATGGCCAGTCCGTCGGCTCCATCTGCAGCGTTGTTCAGCGCTGAGATGACCATGCGGCAGATGAGGTCCTTGATGTCGGCCGGGAGGGACGGCAGGCCGTGGGTGTAGTCCACGGTGACGATCTCCAGGCTTCCTTCCGACCATCCGGTGGCGCGGTACAGGCCGGCGTTGATGCGCTTGTAGTCGGTGACGGGTTGCCCGTCGATGGTGACTTCGTGCACCTCGGTGACCGGTAGGCCCGGCAGGCGCAGGATGCGCGCCCGCAGGGCTGGCAAGTCCACGGTTGAGCGGGTGGAGAGGATTGGTGAGCCTGCTGCGTCGATGACCTCTGCCGATGCCGACTCGATCAAGACCGTGGTTATGGGGGCGGTCAGGTCGATGTCGTCTGGGATGGGGTACTGTTCCAGGTCTGCTTTGGTGATCAGGCCCAACAGGCTCACCTCCTATTCGGTGTCGTCCGGGTTGGTGCCGTCGCCCTGGTCGCCGTCTTCGGACTCGGTGCTACCGGTCTCCGAAGTGGCGGGGTCGGCTGGTTCGAGCAGCTCGCGGATCTCTCCCTGCTTGAGTCCTGCGAGGTCGTCCTCGGACTTGCCCTGGGATAGCGCGTAGGCCACCCAGTCATCCCGCGAGGCGTTGCCCCGCGGTTTTTCCACCGTGGTCGAGGCCTTGGGGGTCGCCTCGGCCACGGGGTCGTTGCCGCCGAACTTCTCGCTGGCGATTTTCGCCAGCTGCTCGGCGGTCAAACCTTCTTCAACCTCTACGACGATGCCGGAGGCGATCAGGCCGGAGGCCACAGCGCCCTTGAGGTTGAGCAACGTTCCGGACTTTCCGACGTACGGTGCCATGGCTAGGCGGCCGTCCAGTGGAATGCGGCGGTCGGGCGGATGATCTTTCCGCCGTAGACGTGCAGGCCACGGACGCGGTCGGCGATGCGGTCGTTGGCCCGCATGGTCTCGGTCTTGTTGATCTGCGAGGCGAAGGCCAGCGCCGATCGGTGCCAGGCCACGAGCTGCGGCTTGCTGGTCTCCGGGAGGTTCTCCGAACCGTAGGAAGACATGGTCAGCAGCTTGCCGTAGGAGGCCTCGCGCAGTCCGGCGGTGGTGCCGGATTCGTCTGCCTTCATCAGCTTCGAATCGGACCCGTCCAGCAGGGAGGCGAACTCGGCGTTCATGACCAGCACTCGGTCAGTTGCCGGCACCAGCGCCTTGGCCAGAGCCTTCTTGGCCACGCCGATCAGATCCCACGCGGTCTTCGCGTCGGTTGCCGGTGCGGTCGGGGTCAGCACAGTTCCCTGCGCCACCAGCAGGGCGGCGAGGAACTGGTCAGCATCCTGCACCAGACCGTCAGCTGCCGACTTGGTGAAGGCGCTGAGCAGGTTCGGTTTGGCCTGGGCCGCATCGATGTCGTCCACGTAGAAGTCGAAGGACTTCTCCTGGTCGATTGGCAGATCCACGCCGGTGTCAGTCACGCCGTCCGGAGTGGTGGTACGGCCCGCGGCCTTGTAGTCCTTGATCTCAACCGGAGCCACGCCGGTGATCTTCACAGTGTTGCCGGACTTGGCTTCGCCTTCGTACTCGCGGTTCGCCAGACCGGCGAAAACTGCATTCTCCTGGAACTGGGTCAGGATCTTCGCCGACCAAATTGCAGGAATTGCCTTGGTGATTGCCATTGCAATCTCCCTTCAGGTTTAGAGTGCGACCTTGCCTTCGTCGTACGCCTTGGCGATTTCCGCCGGCGACATCGAATCAAGGTCTTTCTGGGTGAGTTTTTTGGTCGTCTTGCGTTTGCCGCGAGCCGAATCGAACTTGGGACCTGCGCCGCCTTGCACGGCGAGGTATGGTTCACGCTCCAGAAGCTCGTCGATCGCCTCAGCGATTTCGTCTTCGTCCACGTTGCCGTCTTCGTCCACCTCGAATTCCGAGATGTCCAGCAGACGGATTGCCAATGCCGGGTTCTGCAGTTTGCCTGCCGCTGCCGACTTGATTTCCGAACGCACAATGCGTTCATTGGCCTTGTTGAGGATCGCCGCGTCACGCTGGGCCCGCTCGGCTTCGGCCTCCTGATCCTCCTTGGACTTGCCTGCGGAGTTCTTCAGGCGCTCCAGCTCGGCCTTGGCCTCGCGTGCTTCCTTCTTGGATGCCTTAACCCGGCCCTTCATGACCCGCAGCGCGTTCTTCCCCTTGTCGCCAAGGGCATCCGCGCCGTCCGGATCGTCTTCGTCCTCTTCCGAGTCGCCGGAGTCGTCGTTGTCCGAGCCGTCCGGATCGTCGTCTTCGGATTCGTCCTGGTCTTCCTCGTCCTCACCGTCGGCCAGCATGACTGCATCGCCGAAGGTGCGGTAGTGGAAGGCCAGCAGCGCTTCGATGCCGCCCGGGGCGGTCAGATCGATGCCATGAATGGTCTTGGGCATGGTGTTTCCTTTCAGTCGGTCGCCTTGCGCGACACGGCGGTCCACGAACCCGTTGCGGGATCGAGGGTGTAGCTCGGCTTGTGGCCACCGAGGTAGCCGACGCCGGGCCCGCGGATTACACCTTCGGGGTCTTGGCCCAGCCCGGTGATGTATCCGTAGTCCTCCAGCATCCGGAGCGCTTGCTCACGGTTGCCTTTGGAACGCTTGTAAATTTCTTCGGGCAGCAGGCGCTCACGGATCGCCACGCCGTAGCGTTCGGAGCCCCGGCGGTTGCGGGTTTCCTGCAAGGAGCCCCAGTAGCCGCGCCGGGTGGTGCCGTAGTGGGTCGCCAGCGCCCCGCCAGTGGCCGAATACGCGCCTTGCCGGGCATTGACCACCTGGAAGATGTCCGCGCCGTCTCGGACGGCCTGAGCGCCCGCGTTGGTGAAGTACTTGTTCTGTTCCGCGGCGCTCAGCGACTTGAAGTAGGCGTACGGGTCGATGGCCATGTCACCGGCGAGCGCTTCATCTACCGGGATGTGCCGGCAGTCGCATCCGGGGTGCCGGTCGAAGGCTTCGGCGGAGCGGTAGGTCTTGCCGGCGAGGATCGCGCAGCGGCTGCAGGAAGGCGGGTTGAGCTGCCGGACGTAGTGCATGCGGACCGGGGCGGTGGTCATGGCCACGCCTTCGGCCTGCCGGGCGGCGTCCGCGATCTGCATCTGCGAGCGCAGCAGGAGGTTGTCCAGGCCGATGCCGAGGGATCGGTCGGTGGTGTACCCGGTCTTGAGTGCCCGGAGGGTCTTGTAGACCGGGGACATGAGCGACTCTTCCAGCCCGATGGCCGGACGTGGCCGGTCGCCGAGCTGGTAGGCGATGCCGGCGAAGCCCGCGGCAATGGTCTGGAATTCCTGCGGCTGTACGTCGAAGGACTGCATCACCGCGTTTGAGTACTCCACGGAGTCCGCTGCCACGGCTTCCTGCGCCTGGGCCACGTAGAGCGCGGCGGCGCCGGCCACCGCGCCCCATGATTCGATGATGTTGCGCCGGTCGATGCCGGCCCAGAGCCGGGTGAGGTTTCGCAGGGTGCTGGCCTGCACCTGCTTGCCGTAGGCGTAGTGCGTGGCCGAGGCCTGCATGAGAGGCTGACTCATCAGACCCCCTGGCGCATCCGTTCTTCAGCGACGAGGAAGGGGTCCATCATGCGTTCCCGTTTCACCATGTCCATCACTCGGGCCACCTCCACCGGGTCGGTGACCAGCTTCTCCACCACGTACTCGGTCGGGAAGCCTGCAGACTTGAGCTTGGTTCCCACATCGGCCATCTGCGCCTCGGAGCGGTACTGGATGTTGTCCCAGATGATCGTTCCGGCGCGCAGCGCATCCAATCGTTGCGGTGTCGCGCCGCGGGCGGCAGCCATGAGGCGGAAGGTCTTCTTGATGCCCTTGGAGGCGTAGAGGATGCGTTCCTTGACCTTGGAGACCAGGCCGGCTTCGGCGATGTTCAGCGACTCGGCCGCGGTGTTGATCATCTTGGCGACCAGGTAGTGCGGCGGGGTGCGGGTCTGGGCGGCGATGTGCTCGACGATCTGCGAGATGACCTTGGAGAACGCTTCGAGGTTCGCCGCGGTCCATTCCTCGATCCGGGCATCCTGCCCGGGGATGAACATGATCTTCTCTTTGAGCAGCTCGTCCAGCTCGATGTCCTGCGAGCCAATGATCTGGCCATCCTTGTCCAGGACCGGAACCTGCGGCACGTCGGCGTTGGCGACGATGCGGGCTGGCTGGGAAGCCTGGTCCAAGGCGTTCATCAGGTAAGCCCAGATCAGGTTCACTGCGTCCTGAAGCGCTGCGACCCCGGCGATGTCCGACATGGGGGTGTCATCCAGCAGGGTCTTGTTGCGGATCTCCGTCAGGGGAACTTCTCCGAGGTGGTGCATCTGGAACGGCTGGTCCTCGTCGCGCAGCTCCCAGCCACCGTTCTGGGGCATCTTCTCGGTGTTCTCGAAGCGCATCTGCCCGTGCTCGCGCTTGAGCTTCACGAAGTGCGAGTCGGTGTAGAAGGTGGCGAAGTCGTACTTGTCGTCGCGCCACATGACCAGGCCATCGCGGTCGATGCCGGTCACCGGGTCGGTGTCGACAATTGCCGTCTCCGGGTGCTCCCACGTGACCGAGGGTGCTTTGTCCGGTGAGTCGGCCGGGTGTACGAGCGAGAACGCGCGGCCGCCGGCCATCTGCATGGTAAACGCTTCGGAACTGCCCAAATCGGAATTCGAGCCGAGCCAGTCGCGCTGCAGCTGCTGATCAATGCCCATGGCTTCGCCATGCGCCCGGAAGCCCAGCACCTTCATACGCTCGGCGGCCGCATCGACCACCGGCATGCACCAGTTGTCGCCGAAGCCGGCGAACTGGTTCTTGAAGTACTCGTCGAACTTCTTCGATGCCCAGCGCAGGGTCTTGCCCTCGCCCTGGTAGCGCTTCACGTGCTCCTCGATGCCCGGGGCGCGTGATTCCAGTTCCCGGGCCAGTTCCTCGACGCGCTTGAACACTGCGTCCTGGTCGGTAATGTCGATGACCACTGCTACCCCCTTCGAGTGTTGGAGCCGGTCTTGATGAACGTGTTTTTCTGCTCCAGCGAGGTACGTACGATGCCGTCCAGGCCAGTCACTGCCGCCTGGAAGCCATCGATACGGGCCGAGGAAGTGCGCCGGTTCGGCTTCACCGGGCGGATGTTGTCCGCATCGTCGGTCTTGACTTCCACGCGGGAGGCCATCCAGCGCATGACCGGGTTATCGTCGTGGCGCATTTCCTTGGCCTTCCACATGCGCTCCATCTCCTTGGAAGCAGGAGACAGGCCGTAGAAGGTCTGGGCCACCGGGACGATGTCGATGCCCTTGAGCTCCGCATCGAGTTCCTGGACGATCTGTCCGGCGAACATACGGTCGTAGCTGATGCGCTGCATGTCGAAGTGCTTGGCGTCGCCGATCACCGCGGCCTTCACCGCCGAGTAGTCGATGACGTCGCCCTCGGTGGCCGTGACATAGCCGCGGTCCACCCAATCCTGAATCGGCACCAGCAGCTGCTCTTCGAGCGCCTTGATGCGTTCCTCCGGGATCCAGAACCTGGTGAACAGGTCGAACTTCAGGCCCGGCCGGTTGGACTGCGCCCAGACCGTCCACGCCGTGAAGTCGCTCGTTGCCGACAGGTCGAGCCCGCCCCAGGCGCGCCGGCCGCGCAGTGGTGTGCGCTTGGCTCCGGCCAGAGAATCCCACAACGGCACGTCCACCCAGCGGGAGGAGCCCGGCGAGCGCAGGTTCAGGGAGAGCTGCAGGTAGGACTTGAGCGCGGCTGGCGAGCCCTTGGCCTTGGTGGCCTGGTCTCGCATGTAGGCCCGGGTTGGCGATTTGCCGAGCCCTGGGTTGGCTTTGAACTGGGTGGCTTCGTCGAATGGGTCGTCGGTTTCGTCGGCGGCCCAGATGACGCCGTAGAAGCGCGGGTCTTTGACGATGCCGAGGGCGATGTTGCGGGTGTAGTTGTGCTTCTCGTCGTACGGGGTGCCTTCTTCGGCCTCGTCCGCGGTGGTGATGAAGACGATCAGCGGTTGGTCTCGTGCGCCCACGCCAGTCTCGATGGCCTCGATCAGCTTGCCCTTGAGACGCAGGGTGTGGATCTCGTCCACGGTCGCGCCGGAGACGTTCAGGCCGTGGGCGGTCTCTGCCACCGAGGAGATGACGCGCAGCACCGAGTTGGTGCGGGGCACGCGGACCACGTCCTTGAGCGGCTCGATGCGCTTCCGGGCGGCCTGCGAGGACTGGAGCATGGTCTTGGCGTCGTCGAATACTCGGCGTGCCTGGTCCGTGGAGCCTGCCGCGTTGTAGACCTCGGCGCCGGGCTCGTTGTCGGCCAGGAGCAGGATGCCGGAGATACCCGAGGCGAAGGTGGACTTGCCGTTCTTGCGGGGAATCTCGATCCACACGGTGCGGATGACTCGCACGACGCGGTCTATTTCCTCGTCGTGGTAGACCCAGCCGAACACCGGAGCGAGCACCCAGACGACCTGCCACGAGTCCAGACCTTCGCCCAGACGCATGCGCACGCCTGCCCAGCGGCCTTTCGTGTGCTTGAAGGCTCCCAGTGCCCGCAGGGCCTTGCGCGCCCGTTCTACGTCAAACCACGCCCCGGGCTGCTGGTCTGCCTGGTTGGCGACGACCAGCGGTTCACGCTTGAGCCCCTCGATGATCTGGTCATGGGTGACACCCAGCTCGATCAGCGCGTCGTAGGGAGCCGGCAGACGCTCGAAATCAACGTCGATCATGCCGGCGACCTCCTTGCCGGAGGTGCTTCACCCTCCAATCACGCCTCAGTCGAACGGATCGTCATCGTCAGGGCCGTCTTCCCGGCCCGGGAGGCCGGTTCTCGCGGCCGGAGACAGGCCAAGCTCACGGATGTAGGTCTTGATCTGCGTTCGGTACTGAGAAGCGATTGTGGTGTGCGGGTTGCGCGCCGGGCCTCGCTGGCCGAGGACGATCAAACCCTCTCTGGACAGCTCGTGCTCCGCCCATTCCAGGCGAGCCACACAGATGCACAGATCCACCACGATGGACCAGTCCACCGCGCCGAGGCCGACGCTGTTCTGCAGCACCGGGACGATGCGTTGCCATTCCTGGCTGGCGCGCTTCTTCACGAAGCGGGTGCCGTTGATCGCCTGGCGCTTGAGATGGTAGTCGACCATCTTCTTCTCGAAGCGGTACATGCGCTGCTGGAAGTGCTCGATCGACTCGTCATCTTCGCGCGCCGGCTCTTCGGGCTTCTTCGGAGCCATCGACTCCGGCAGTTCCTTCGACCAATCCGGCTCGTCGAACTCGACCGGCGGCAACGTCACCGAATCAGGGGGCGGACGGTGCCCCGGATTGCCCTCACGGACCACGGCGAGCGCCGGTTTTCGGGCTGGACCCGGCATAACGGCTACACCCCCTGATCAAAAAGTTCTAACCTGCGGGGATACGTAGACCTCTGCCCGGCGGCTCTGGGCAGGCAGGCGGAGGGGGTCACCCCCACCCCTTCGGGAGGGGCGCGAAGCCCGGAATGTCAAGGCATTCGGGGCGTGTCACTGCGGTGTATTCCAGCCTCCGGGCTGATGTTCAGCGGTTTCGCTCTTGTGGCACGGCGAGCACAATCCGCGGCCGTATTTGGGATCGTCAGGGTTCAGGCCCTGCGAAATCAATCCCTTGCGGGAGGTCGGGTAGTGGTCAGCTTCTCGAGATGGTCTCGACATGCATCTGACACAGATAGGGTCTCGGGCAAGTACTTCCTCGCGGAACCTGCGGTGCCCTCGGCTGGTGTACCCGCGCCACCGGGACGAACCACGGTGCTCTTCGGCTGCCTTCTCGTGCGCATCACAGCGGCCGCGGTTCCCGAAGGCTGGTATCAGCTCGGTGCAACCTGGCTGAGTGCAGGGTTTCTTCGGGGCAGACGGCAACGCTGGTCACCTCACTGCATCCGGGTACGACGAAGCCCCGAACCTCTGAGAGATTCGGGGCTATCGCTTGAGCCAGTAAGGCCATTCAATCAGTAAATTTACCGTGGCTATGTCAAGTCCGTCAAACCCGACCCAGCTTGGGCGGACGCGCCCGCCGTGGCTTGCGGGCCCGGAGCATCTGAGACCAGGTGTCCCACTGCACCGCGTGCTTGGAATCACCCGAGCACCGCACGATGTGAGTGCCGGCCCGAGTCTCCACCACGTTCAGCTGAGCACCGCAGCCCGGGCGCTTGCAGTACTGCTCCGGAATCTCGACGCTGGTCTCCTGCCCATAGCTGGCCGTGGCGATCCAGTCCGCAGCATCCGCGATCCACCAATAGGCGTTCTTGGTGAACGTCTTGTCCTTGGACTCCGCGATCTTCACCGCCTGCCGACGGGACAACCATTCGGCCAAGCTCGGGGTGGTCTGGTCCTCCGGCAACCGCACGCCGTGGTCATCGACCAGGCGCAGAACCACTGACCAGATATTGTCCCGGGCGACCAGCAGTGCATCCGACACCGCCACGTTGATCGGCACCGGGGCTTCGATCCGCTGGGCATGGCGCTCACTGCCACCACCACCAGACCCGGAGTGCAGCGCTTCCTGGGCTTCGTCCCACCTCTCGGCCACAAACCGCAGGTCGGCGATCATCCGGTCATTGCACTCACCGCAGAGATTCAGACCGGGCATCGCACGGGGCACCTGCACGTCGTAGGCGCGGGCCATCAGGTGAACCACGCACACGCCCACCGACTTCTCGGCCAACTGGATGCAACCCCAGCACCCGCAATACGGGGACTCAACGTGCTCTGGCAATGACAGCACCTCCTCGCAGTACCCGCAGGATCTGACCTGACACGTAATCGATCGGGCGCCACACCTCGGCCGTTGCACCACCACGACGCAAGCCGTTGATCCAGGACTCCTGATCCGGGCTCACCCGGCCGGTCTGGGTCTTCAGCTCAGCGAACACGAGCTTGCCGGACTTGCCGTGCACGAGCACCAGATCAGGGAAGCCAGGATTAGAGCGCCGGCTATCGGCGGTGTGATAGGTCAGCGTGTAGCCCAGGGTCTTGGCCAGCTGGATCACCTGAGATTGGAAGGTTACTTCGCTCCACAACAGAGCAGGATGGTTCTTCATCATGAGTTCTTTCTCTTCCGAGGTCTTCTACGTCTTGAGCGGTTGGCAGGAGGGCTTGACGGTTTAGGAGATTCAGGGTGGGAAAGATCGCGTCTCCCGCCCCTACCCGTCCCGTCCCGACCCGGCCCGTCCCGACCCGTCCCGACAGATCTAGATCCGACACCCTCAGGTTTCTTGATGATCAATTGATTATTTTTTGATTCGGAGTTGATCGGAGCCGGTGCGTGGGACGAGCCGGTGGTTACCGTTGCGTCGTCGCCAGCTGGAGTCTCACCCTGGTGGGGAGTCTCGACAGCCTCGCTGCCCAGTGCTTCGAGCACCTCCGAGTAGTCGTGGAGCCCTGCGTCGATGTCCGAGAAGGACACGCGCTCTTTCCGGGCCGGTTGTACCGGTTCCTCGGAGTGCTCAACCACGGGCGCTGCCGTTGCTTCCTGAGCGGTGCGGGCGGACGAGCCGGTGGTAGCCGTTGCGTCGTCGCTTGCCGTTGCCTCAGCCGAAGCTGTGGCCGGAGCCTGCGCCTTTTCAGGTGCCGGAGCGGTTGTGGGAGCGTGCAGCTCAACACGTTGGGTGGAGACCTTTGCCAGGATGCCCGCCTTGTCGCGCAGCCACGCGACGGTGTCTGCGGTGAAGTACGGCGTTCCTGGTGCCGGTCTGAGGTCTTTGTCCCAGTACTCACCAGCCTTTCTCTTTGAATTGCAGGACTTGCAGGAGACCACGAGCCGTTCGATCGGCGTCGGGTCGGAATTGTCCAAGTCCTTCGGGTCGAGGTGGTCAATCTCCCCGGCCCGGATGGACTTACGGTCATTGTTGAATGTGACCAGGCGGCCACACCAGCGGCATTCGGCGCCATCGCGCTTGATGATGGCGCCCTTCTTGGCCATGTCGTAGGTATCCGCGCGACGGTTCTTCTCGCGGTCCTTGTCCGACTTGAGGATCATGTGGAAGAGATCTTCATCCTCCACGAGCTTGAGTACCCGGCGCATACTGCCGTTCTCCTCAATCTCCTTCTCTTCCAGAATCCCGCAGTAGAGCGCCGCCCCGAGCAGGTCCTTGTACCTGCTCAGGCCGGCGAGCTGCTTGGCCGTGCCGATCTCCACGATGTAGTCCCGGTCAAACGCCGCCGATTGCGTGGCGCAGCGGTTGGCCCAGCCGTACATCTCATTCAGGAGACGATCATCAACCTCATCCAGCTCCAGAACACGCAGCACCAACGGGTGATTCGCCGATACGTCCGACTGCTTCAACCACGACATGCAATGTGTTCCTGTTCGTATCTCTCGCACGCGGCAGCTTGCGGGCCTGAGCCCTGGCCACGGCGAGCGCTGGTGGGTGGTGTTTGGTGTCGGCGATGGTCTGCCCATGCTGGATGGTGTGCCATCGTCCGGTGTACTGGTTCTTGCAGACGCGGATCTTGTCGTCCGTGGCGGTGAGTGCCCGCGTGAGCAGGCTGTCCGCGCCGGTCATGGTGTGGCCTCGATGCGGATGATCTGCTCGGGGTGGGCTTTGGTTTCCATCTGCTCGCCGCCCCAGCGGAGTGCTATCTTGCTGGACAGCTCGCTGTGCAGAGCGAAGACGATCTGCCCGTAGATCATCTTGTTTCCTGGCAGCGGGATGCGGGCGTGGAGCCCGCGGTGGAAATAGTTGATCTCGCCGATGCGGATCTCTTCCATGTCCCGAACCGGGTTGAGCATCTGCGGCGGGCCCTGGTGCTCCTGGGTCTCGGTCATCTGGTTTCGGTCTCCTGTCTGAGCTGTGCGGCGCGGATTCGTATCCAATCGGATTTCAGTCGCAGCGGATCGTGCACGCTTGCGTCGGCGTCCATTGCGTCTGCCGCTTCTTCGAGTGCTTCGGCGCGTACGTTGGCCAGTACCCTGTCGAACTCCGCTGGGTCTAGGCGCACCTGCCCGCCCCACTCGAAGTGTGTACGGAGCGTTGAAACTGTCCACCGACCGCTGGGGGACCCCGGCAGAGCAGCAGCGAAGTACCCGCCGACGAGCTCTGCAACCTTGTCGATGTACTCGGCGCGAATTCGAGGGTGCAGGTGCTCCCACTCAGCACCCCAGTTACCCTTCCCGTACTGGTCGTAGAGATTCTTCGCCGTGACTTCGACCGCGACCGGGTCGAGCTGGGACTGGCTGATCATCTCGTGCTCCTGTCGTGCGTGATGTTGTTCTTTAGCCACTTGGCCAAGAGTGCTGCAGTGAACGGTGCCTGGAATACCCAGAGCCCAACGCCCAGCACCAGCCACGACCAGGCGCTCACTGCCCGGCCTCCGGCGAGCGCTTGCCGGTGATGGTGATTTTTTGGCTGGGTCGGAGCGTGTAGCTGTGTGCTCCAACGGTGGCGGTGACGATTTGGGTTTGCTCGTAGACGTTGTACTTGTCGCAGAGTTTCGTTTCGTCGGTGACTACGGTGGTGTGTCCCACCTGGTTCAGCACGCCGGTGATGCCGCTGAATTCGACGGTTTTGCCGATGTCGGTGCCGTTGAGGCGGCGAGCTTCGATGATGGTGCTCATGCTGACACCAGGTATCCGTGGAATCCTGCGTGGTCGTCGCAGACGTCGGCGGCTGCGTACAGGAGCGAGCGTTCCCATGGGTTGCCGTTTTCGTCGAGGTTGCCCCATGCCCACCAGTGGTTCTCGTGGAAGGTGAATTCCACGAGGTCGTCGGCGTCGAGCAGGGCTTCGATGGTTTCGCCGGTGACGTTTTCGACGTGCTGGCGGATTGCCTCGTCTGCGCTGTGTGCGTCGGTGGTGCCGGTGACCAGCCACTGGTCGCCGTCTTCGCCGATGTCTCTTACGGTGATGGTCTCGTTCATGGCTGTACCTTCGCTTTCAGTGCTTCGATCTTGTCGGGACGGAAGCCGAACCATACGTCGCCGTCTTCGGTGGTCGGGTCGTAGATGTCCACGCAGGGGAAGCCGCCGGCAACGCCGAGCAGCTCGGCTCTGTCCTTCAGCTCGTCGCGGAGGGTCTCGTGAGCCTCGGGCACCACGATGATCTGGTAGGTGATGCCTTCCTTGTCGAGCTTCCGGAAGGTGTTCGTGCACGCGGTGCAGGAGATGTCCGGGGTGTAGACGGTGACGCGGACCTGCTCGGTGGCTTGGCTGGCTTCGGTCGGGTCCTGGTGGCAGTCGCACAGGCAGGCGCCGAGCTCGTCGAGTGCGTCGTCCCATGCCTTGCCGTAGCAGATGGTGTGCTTGCCGGCCCGGCAGTCCGGGTCGATCTGGGTGATGGCCATGCGTTCCTTTCACAAAGGTTTTTGGTTGTTTTTTGTGAAACAAGGTTTCACGGTGGCTGGTCAGCTGACGATGGCCAGGTGCATGGGCACGTGGGCAATCCATGACCGCTTGGTGGCCTTGAAGTCCTTGCTCGCGGAATCGTCGAGCTCCAGCTTCACGACGTGCATCAGGCCGATGAACAGCGATCCGACCATGACCAAGATTTGGCCGCCGCCAGCCGACGCGAGCGTGCAGCCGTCCCCGTAGACGGTCTCGGCTGCTTTGAACGCCGCCAGGCGCTTGGAATCGAATTCGACCGGCGGTAGCTTCGACGAGCTCGACTGCACGTAATGCGCCAGCGTGTTCCACGTTCTCTGCAGATCCTTGCGTTCCTGCACCGGCGTGGAGACGCGGTATGAGTCGCCGCCGAAAAGCTGGCCCAGGCGACGAATGTTGATCGTTGCCACGCGGATGTCTTTTTCCTCGGGCTGGCGCTCCACCGTGAAAGTCACGATGACTTCCAGCTGTACGTCCCAGTCCGTTTTCGACGGCGTAAACGCTGCAATGATCGTTGAAGCTATGTCCGGTGTCAGGCTGAACTCTCCGAGCTCTCCATCCCACTCGTCCTGATCCACCGAGACCCGGGCCATGCCCATGGTCAGACCGTTCTCTGCGAAGACAAGCAAGTCGCCGTTGTCGCGGAGCGATAAGGTCAGCGAATGGCCAAGTGTGTCTTTCTTGTCCTTGGACGCGTGCGTCTTGACGGATGCCAACGCGGCCCGGAAATAGTGCATATCAACTACGAACTGCATGGCTTCTTCCCCTTCGGTTTGGTTTGGCGTGGTCTTCTCTGGCGCCGGACCTGGTTGATGCGTTCCTTGGCGGTCATGCCGCCCAGGGTGCCGTGCTGGATATTCGCCGTGAATGCGTAGTCCCTGCAGGTGAGCAATACCGGGCAGGTTCCGCAGATGCGCTGGCCGTCCACCGCAGCGGTCGGGGCCTCGCTGGTCGGGAACCACGGGTCAGGCTCGCCCTTCTCGAACTTGTAGTCCTTGCAAGCAGCCATGTCGCGCCAGTCGATCACCTCCGAGTGCGTGGCTGGCTGGTGGCGGACGGTGCTCGCGCTACTCCTGGTCAGCACATCGGCTCCTGCTCCGGCGGGGTTCCCGCCAGGCGGAGCCGACCGCGTTTTGACCAACGCAACTCCTTCACCCGCTGCTCGGCGACCTTGATCACCTGGTCTCGGTCATGCCCGCTGAATGCGAGTAGCTTCCCAGCGTGGTCGCGTGCCGGCAGGCCGGGCGCGTCCCAGATCTTGGCGCCCCATACCTGCTCGCCCGCGGCCAAGCCCGGGCTAGAGCGGACCACGGCGCGCGGCCACTCCACCGTCTCGGGGTCCTCGTGCTCGAACGGGTCGTACATGCGGCCGCGGTCGATCACGCGCGGTGCAGGTGCGGCCGCGGCAGGGTGCACCGAGCTGCTCTTGTTGCGGTCCACGTCGGCCAGGGTGATCGAGCGGTTGCGACGCAGGGACGCGGCGCCACCGGCCGGCGGAACCGCCAGCTCGTCAGAAACCTGATTCCACGGCATTAGTCGTCCTCGCCTTCAGCCGCGGCGCAGCCGGTGCAGATCGTCGCACCGGTCGGCTCGAACGGCTCCGTACCGCAGGACTGGCACGCATCATCTGGCACCTCGACCAAATCCAGTTCTCGGTTGCGCTGAGGCTCCTTGGCGGCGGAGTACTGCATTGCTTCGACCTCGTCCAGGTCCAGCTCGTACCCAAGCTGCTCCATCAAGAACAGGTAGTACTCGCTGGTGCGAATCCACGCACCCCGGAAGTTCTTGCCTTCGTACTGCGATCGTTCGAAGCCCTTGAGCTTGCCGAGGGCTTCTTCGGCTCTGATCAGGCTGCTGAACGCGAGCATGCGGCCAAGGTTGGCCAGAGTGAAGCGGCTCAGATGGTTCGTGACACGCCCCGACCACTGCTCACGCGCTTCCACCGATCCGGGGTTCTCGGCATCAACCTCTGGAACCGGCAAGCCGATGATTTCGCCGAGTACCTCACGGCCATCCTCGTCGTAGCGGATGTTTTCAAAGATCTGCTCGGCAATGGCTTGCTTGGCAAATGCCTCGTCCGCCTTGGTGCTTTGGAATGCTTCGGTAATGAACGCGCGGCGGGTGCGGGACACGATGGACAGCATGCTGTTGAGCTTCGCCTGGGTCTGCTTTTCCAGCTTCTCGGCTTCGGACAGCTCAGGCTTGACCTTCTTCTCCTTGGCGTACCAGGTCGGCTCCGCGTCTCGGTAGGCGAAGTAGTAACGGTGTCCAGCTTTCACATGCTCCTGGTCGGACATCTCGTCCTCGACCTTGGCCCACGCGTTGCCGTAAGTCATCTCGTAGTTGCCCTCGATGGCCTCGGCCGCTTCAAGCTCCGCCTTGCGCTCGTCTCGACGGATCGAGGCTTCGGTTTCAGCGATGACACGCTCGACGGTTTCGACGCTGGCGCCGTTCGGCATATCTTCGATGCGTTCCAGCGAACGCTCGTAGAGGCCAGCGACACCGGACTGGTCTTCGAGGTCCTGCAGGCGCTGCACGGCGTCCAGGCCCAACCGACCGGAGGTGTAGGCCTTGGACAGCCCGTCATTGCGTTGGGCCACCTTGGCACGGGTCAGAACTTCCTTGCGTGACATCTTGGCCTTCTTGCCGATGGTCGTCACGTCCTGCCCAAGGTCGAAGTACCGCTGGATGCCGTGCGAGACTTCGGCATCGCTGGTGCGCTTGTGAGTCCGCCCAGTGGTCATGGCCATGTCCACGTCCGCGACCTGATCGCGGTCGGTGGCCGGCTTCACGATGCACGGGACTTCCGTGATCTGGGCCTTGAGCGAAGCAAGGTAGCGGCGGTTGCCGTCACGCACGATGTAGTCGTCCTCGATCTGCGGATGCGGGTAAACCGTCAGCGGCTGCTGCACGCCGAACTGCTTGATCTGCTCGGCCAAGAACTCAAGGTCACCCATGTCCTCGCGGATGTTGTCCTCGTTCTCGTGCAACGAGCTGATAGGCAAGACTTCGAGTCTGCCGACGAATTTAGGCAAAGAAATACACCCCTAGGTGAGAAGAAAGAATGATTGGTTGGCCGGAGCCTCCGGCCGGGGGCTGGCTAGTGGCCAGCGGCGGCGCGCAATGCCTGGTGTGCCCGCAGCTCGGTACTGGCCCAGTCCACAACGGCACCGAAACAGGTGGCCGTGAATAACAACATGGTCAGCAATCCAAGCCCGTTCGGCAGCGGAAGGACGAAGTACAGTGCAAGAACCAGGACGGCGATGGCCGGGAGCCATGCGCCCCACATGCGACGCGAGTTGGCGCGGTAGATCTGCTCGGCGCTCATTAGAGTCCACCCCCAAATAGGGACTCTGCCGGCACCGGCGCAGGGATGGCCACGGCCGAGAAGTCGGCGACCTCCATGCCGTTCACGTGGATGTGCCCGGCGCCCGGCTCTCCCGCATCCGTCAGCGATCCAGCCTCCACGAACACGTTGCATCCGCGGTACTTGTTCTTCGCCCAGACCGTCACCGCGGCCACGGCCTGCTTGGTGCGGTCCGACTTCGGGTAGTCCAGCCAGGACACGTGCAGCGTCGCAGACGGCCTGCCGGAACCCTTCGGATTGATGACCACACGGCCCTCGATTCTCGGCACTGGAATCCCCTTAGCTAGTTGGACGGATCGGGCAGTTCGGGTTCGTGCAGTTAGCCGCATGATCTTCGGCTGCCTGGGCGAACACCGTCTGGAAAGGATCGCCGGAAGCGAGCTTGCGGCCGATCTCGTTGGCCGAACGCGCCATGGCCTCCATGGCCTCGACCTGAGCCTCGGCAGCCTTCGCCGTGGCGAGGTTCCGGCGGCGCAGGCCGCGGACCAAGGTGATGCCCTCGATGGCCAGCCAGTTCGCGGTGAATGCCAGCGGCACTGCTGCACCGTCGAGCACGGCGGTGATGATGTCGC